CCAAAAACGAGCGCAGCCTGCTGCCAGACGCTCCAAGCAGTCCTGTTTGTAATCCCGTCACTGCATCGGTTACGGCAATGGCAACAGCCACCTGCTGACCATCTCCGGTAAGCATATGTGTCGGAGTTCCAGAATCATTCAACTGGAATGCTGCTGATGCGATCTTGCCCATTTTAAAGCCTCACTTTCTTGACTACGTCACGCCACGATTCGCCGTCTTTCTGTTGATAGAGTTTGGCCGTCTTCGACCACACGTAAGATCCATCCTGGGCCGGTTCATAGCGCCATTGCTTCTTGGTTGGAACGAGGATATGCGCTGGCACTCCAAGCCCGTTAGCGCAGTGAATCGCGGTCGTATTGACGCCTATCACGGCATCCAGTGCGGCAATCAGTGAGGCAGTCAAGTCGTAGTCATCACACTGTGTCGCCCACTTGAACTCGCGAATCTTCGGATGACTCAAATGGCCTTTGTAGTCGAGCGACACAAAGCACGCATCCTGTGCGAACAGTGGAGAAAAATCTTCCGGCTCCAACTTGCGCCACGATGCCCCGGTAAGTTTCGATCCACCATGAAGGCACAGGCCATATACCGGCTTGCCCCAGGCTTTGAACATGCCGCGCCACATTGCGACAAGCTCGGGATCGGCTTTTAGGTACGGCGTACCTGGAAAAGATTCGTCACTGTTCCGGTAGAAGCTCGGCAGGCTGGATATCGCACAACGGGCGTCTATCCTGGCATCGGCTAACCACTTCGGCTTTGCGTCACGGCGCGTACCATGAACGTCGGCTTTCGGGAATGACCGCCTGAATAGCTTTTCCAGTTTTGGGTCACAGTCGATAATGATCTTGCGACTATCCTTGATCGCGTCAGGGATCACCGAGGCATAGCAGATCTCATCCCCGAGGCCTTGCTCGCCATAAATCACGACAGCCTGATTGTGTGATCCGTCCCACCGCTTTTCATTGCCGTATGACCATTCCTTACGGTATTTGCACCCGAGGGACAGCTCCCAATACTCCCACCCCTTTGCCCATTCGTGCTTTGCCAAATGGACATGCGCGAGATTCTTCTTCGCCATGTCGCTGGCAGGATCGATCTTTAGCGCGATCTCGCAGGACTTTTGTGCCTCGTCCCATCTTGCCTCTTCGATGAACACCGCGGCCGCATTGACGTAGGCTTTGACGTATTCATTGTCGATTTCTGCGGACTTCAGGTAGGCGCTAATCGCCTCCGAGTTCCTGCCCAACTCGTGCGCAGCTAGGCCGAAATTGACCCATACAGGCGCGATATTGACCTTCTCTTGCAGCGCCCTGCGCAGGTATTGATAGGCGAGGTGGAAGTTGTGCAGTTCGAGATGAATGATTCCCAGAAAGTTCAGGGCAATCGCGTCGTTCGGATCGTTCTCCAGCAATGGCGCCACGACATTGGCCGCGTCTTCTAGTTCGCCGCTTTGGATCAGTTCAAAGACGGCCTTTTGCATCTCCTTGACTTCGGATTCGGCTATCTGTGCCATTTTTCCGTACGACGTAAATATGGATAGTTCGTGTTGATTTCTTTCAAGATCGCCTTGGTATGGTTTTTGTCTTCGAGCTTGAGCCCCTTGTTGCGTAGCTCCAGTTCCACAACCGTAGGAATTGAGGCGTAGCACCACCAATCCTCCTTGATGCCACGAGCAGAGATGTCCGGATCGTTGCGGATCGCCTGCATCTGGTCGAGGAATGCGGTTACGTCCTGGCTTGCCGTGATGGTTACTTGATCGCGGATCGGGTCGTAATCAAAGGTCTCTGTGACCCCTGTTTCTGCATCGTAATCGAACAGCATTGGCATGTTTATGCCTCCTTCCAAGTGCGGCCTATTCGGACTCCACGTATGCAGTTCGGAGACAGGCCCCACATTCTGGCAAGTTCAGTGTGTTTCATTTCAGGGTGCGCCTTTATGTATCTCGCTTGCTCAAGGGTTAGCTTGCTTTTTGGGTTTGCTTCACCTGTTTTTACCGGTATCGCACACGCAGGGCGCAACCCGCGATTAATTGCATCGTATGTGTTTTCCTTTGCAGTACCAAGTGACAAATGCGCTGGATTCACACACTTCTTATTGTCGCATGAGTGCATGACAAACGCCCCCTTCGGAATTTCTCCGTTTGCGAGCGTGTAACTAAATCTATGCGCACCAACGTTTCTATTTGTCTCACGGTTCCATAAGGAGCCGTATCCAGCCCTAGAACAATCTGCCGTCCATAGCCAGCAATCGTCTTCCCCACGTTTATCTACATGCTTCCAGAAGCGAAACTCCATCGTCCCTTGTGCCATTTTCGGAGGCTCAACCGTTCCGTACTGTTCAAGCCACCTTAGATGCTTCCTGCAATACATTGTTGAAAGCGCAAACGGCCTAGCGCTCCACCTTCCTCCGTTTGACTCGACTTCATTGCAGCAATCTTTTACTCCGCACTTTTTCATAAAAATACTCCGAGGTGAATGAACACCCCGGGGTATATCACACTCCACGTGTATCGGTCAAATACCTAGACCCCTACCCCACCAATTGAACTGTGAGCATCACGGCAATCGCAGACCAGCGCATATTCCACAGTGAGCAAGTATCGCTCGCTATCGCCAGTCTTTGCCATCGGAGTTTTCTTGATGCCGTCGAGGTAGGCCACGCTGATGTACTCAGGGTCAATGCAGAACACTGCTTCGTTGCGCATGTACCGACTGAGCTTCACCGCGTGATTCCCGTAGCTGGACACGTAAATGTCCGCCGCCCCGGAGATAGTTGCTTGCGACTGACCCTTGACCTCGTTGTACTTGGTCGCGATGCCGCTGAAAGCGTTGAAGAGATTCTTGTTCTTCTTCGTCATCATCAGAATGGAAGGATCTCCACCATCATCCCAAGCAAGACCCAAAGCCGAAACGAGGTCGGCTTCGATGAAGGTCACCAGTGAGCCATCTTCCGGCGCTGTCCAGGACGAAGACGAATAGCCGCGGACAGAGTAGTCCGTAGTCTGCGCCGAGTTGGCGCGAACGAGGTTGCCTGAAATCATGGTTTCCCATCCCGCAGTAGCCCGGGCCGTGGTGCTGGCCGATGCCTGATTGCGGCAAATGGTGAACTCCATGTCGCGCTTGAGTTCCTTGCCGCGCTTCATGAGTTGGTAAGCGACTTCTGACTTGCGGCCGTACTTATTCACGATATCCAACGTGCGGGAAATATCCACGGTCTTCGTGGAAATCTGGCAATAGTTGTTCAGCGTGGTTGTCGCGGCCGATGTTGCGTAGCTCGCGTCGGCGCCTTCTTCCGCCTTGTTGCTGGATGCCGCGGCCAGCGAGTCTTCCTGCCACTGATGCAGCCGGGCGCTTGCCGTCTTGCGCTTTGCCATCGTCAGCATCGGCGTGGCGGTCGGCGATACGTCAAAAATGATGTTCTCGAAGTCCTCGGCAAGGCCGGAGGTATTCGAGACGGTGCTTGTAGTTGCGGTTGCCATGATGATCTCCTAGATCAAAGCATTCGTTCAATGAGTTTTGCCGCGGCATGCATGTCGCCGGTTTTGCGCAGGTGCTGGCGCAATTCCACGTTCTTCGCACGGCTCGCGGTTTGCGTGTCCTTGGAACCCGGTTTTACTACTGCCGGCTTTCCTTGGACTTTTTGTTTGACGTTTCCCTTCTGCGCTTGCAGCTTGCGAAACTGAGCGGCATCATGGAGCACTTTCACCATGCGCGGGTCAGTCACGCTGGACAAATCGTCGTCCGAAAATCCATAGGATTTCCCTGTTTCGCGGATGTCCTTCGCAATATCTGCATTCCAGTTCGGGAACGCCTTCAAAAGCTCGGTCCTGGCCTGTTCCAGTTGCGCCTGTGCGTTCAAGGCGCGTTGCTGTTCAAGGTGCCCGTGCTTTTGTTGCAGTTGATTGAGCGCCTGAGTGCGAGAGTTCTGCAATTGCTGATACTGTATCCACAGCTTTTGCGTTTGCACCGGGTCGCTTTCAGAGAGCGAGTTCCAATCGACGGCCTGATATCTAGCCAATTCCTTGTCGATTGCGGTTACTTCCGCGATCTCTTTGATTAACGCCTGCTGCGTTTCCGCCTGTTGCTTGATGGCTTGCTCTTGGGCCTTGACAGCCTGGGCTTGCATCTCGACAACCTTGCGTTCTTCCGCTAGCTTTTGCGTCTTTTGCGTGTAGTCGTAGCCCTGTTGCGCAAGGGCTTTTGCCTCGGCAATCGGGACTTCGACCTCTTCGCCGTTGTGAGTCAGTTTTAGCGTGCCGGTTTCCGGTGTTTCCTCTTCCGAGTCACCCTCTACCCCGCTCTCAACTTCCTCTTCGGTTTCCGGCGCTTCGCCTTCTTCTGCGGCTTGTTGTTGCGGTTCCTCTTCAGTCAGGAACCCGGCCTCCAGAAGGCTTTCCATCCGGTCTTGTGCCGACTGCTCTGTCGCTTGGTCGTCCATTTTGTTACCTCGTCTGAACCCCTCATACCACCTGAGAGGGTTGCGGCGCCTCTCGGCGTTCGCGTTGAGCTAGGTGGCTAGCCTTACATCCCGACCACGTTGCGGAGTTTCTGCACCGTGCCGGTTTTGATCTGAATGTCCGCCATCTTACCAGTTTGAATATGCGATACCAATTGGCGTTCGATCTGGTTGATAAGCTGAAGCGCGATAGCAAGTCGATTATGGGTTTTCTCATCTCCCATTGCGCTGTCTGCGATCTTCGCCACGATCCCGTCGCGAATCGCCGATACCGCATCCTTGAACAACGGATTGTTGATCAAGTCTTGCGCGGCATGCCCACGAATCACTTCTTCTTTTTCGGTCATGTTAGTTTCCTTTAGGCTAGCAACAGCAGAAGAGTTTCCTCGTCGTCCAGTTCCATTAATGCGCGTTCAATTGCCCGCAACCACAACACCGACATAATTTCGTTGCTCCTATCGACTGCCTGCTGAACCATTGGCAGGTAATCAATTGGCGCAGATTTAACGACTATCTGCGGTGTTTCTATCTTCGGCGTTGCCGCCTTCCTGATCTTTTGAACCTTACGCTTTACTACTTCTTCCTTCTTGGCTTCTGACTTCAGTGCGTCCAGGAAGGCTTGCAAATTTTCCAGCCTGACTCGGTAATCCAGGCCATCTACCGTAACAACGACTATCTGCGGCTTTTGTCGCTTTCCGTGCCCAATGCCACCGCCTTGAACGGCTGTCGGAGTTGATGGCGGCGCTTCTGTCCCATTCGTAGCGCCGCCCACCCAGAACGCAAGCAAAGACCGGAAGCCACCTTGATCTGCCGGAGCCCCTGGCGGGCTTGATGCGCCGCCAATCCAGTATGCGAGTAGGGAGCGAGCCACATCACTTAGGCCGGGTCACTGCCGATGATCGGAACGGCCGCGGCATCGGTGGATACGGTCGCCGTCCAGGCAGAAGTCGTATCGTCCTCCTTCGTGACGGTAAGCGTTCCCGCCGCTACGCCCCATTTGTTTCGAAGGAATCGCAGTGCGTTCAACGGACTGCGCGCCGCTTCTCCTGTAACGGATGACATATCGCGCTTCAGCAGGGCGTCGGCGTTTTGAGTCGCGGTCGGAATGTCACTAACCGCCGATGGTGCTGCCGGGAGGTTCGTTGTCTTGGCGTTGATCGCCGCGATATCCGCGGCTGTCGAAGCGCCTGCCGGTGTTCCAAGACGTGCGAACGCCGACCGCGCCCCGATGCTGAACGAGCCGACGACGTAGCCGACGACTGACGTGCCGCCAACGGTGCCCGTCGTGATGACCAGATCGACGTTTGTGCCTGTCGTGTATCCATTCCCACTCGTCGCCACCACACGGACATGATTCAAGCCGGTAACTCCGTCGAAATCCACGTCAAGCGTGATTCCGGCCGTAAGTTGCGTCGTACTGTTGCCGACGTAGGCGGACACCACCGGGCTGCCGGCGAGTTGCGTCGGCGCGCCAGTCGTTCCGACCGTCGTGAAGCAGAGGTCGAGCGTGTCGCCTAGGGTGATGTCGCCTCTGTGGCTCATAGTTTTCGGAGATACTTGAGAATCTTGAGTTGGTAGGCGGCCAAGTCGCGCACGGCCTGAACCACTTGCGGATTTGTCGGACTGGCGGCATCTCGTATCTGAGCGAGCCTCGCAACCCCCGTTGCGTACTGCGTTTGCAGGTCAGCACGGTCCGACTCATAGGCCATTTGGTCAGCCTGCGCTGTTGCCAGGGCGGCTTCTGCGGCGGGTTCCGCAACGGCTATCTCTACCAGCGACGGCTGTGGTGATGCGGATACCCATTGAATCACCTCGCCTTGCGCATCCTCCCCTACAAAGAAATCGACGTTGGGCCGGTAGCCAAGATACTGAAGAGCCGCACGCTTCGACATTACAAGTTCTCGCAAAGCTGAAATGAGTTATTGAGTCGCGGAGATGCGCAGGCAAGCAATCCTCTTGCAGAGGGATTGTTATAGAAGTGATACACCAGGTAATCTCCTGCTGCGAGAGGAATATTCGCAGCGGAGAAGAATGCCAGGTTATAGCCTCCAGTTACACCAATTGCATGCGCGTGATTATTCACGAGTGTTCCGCCACCGCTTACGGTGCCGTTCTTCCAGACCCCCACGCCGAACTCCTCGGTTGTTGCGGCGGATGTCCCGTTAGTATGCCCAGATGCAGTAATCGTGAAATTCCCCGCGCGTCTGGCTGTAATCTTGTCCGATGCCGTGCCTGCACCATTACCGATATCTACATCTGCCGTCCATACGCCGGATTTCGTCGTGGGTGGTGTCCAAGTTCCTACGGTCTCGCTTGTTGCCGCCGTGCCAAGCCGCATCGTGGTTTGTTGCGGGATGCGTCCGTCGTACTCAACGATCCACGCCGAACTGGCCGTAATGCAGCGGAAAACAACGAATTCATTGCTGATGAACAGACGACTCCACTCGGTAGCTGCGGCACCGCCATTGATCGTGTCTCCGGTATCCCCGATCAGGATCAATTCGTAACTGGAATCACCTGTAGTCAGATAGACGCCAACACGATCCCCAACAGCGGCAGTCGATGGGAGCGTGAAATTCCGGGAGGCTGTCAGTCCGCTGATGTCGAACAGATGCAGGGTGTTGATGACTCCGGTTACGCCGGCCGTGGTCGGGCTCGCCGCTACCGGAACTAACCCCATGTAGTCTCGCAGATCCGACATCAACAACCGATTGACCTCTGGCGTAGCGGCCTTGACAGAGACTAGCCAATCGGTCCCGGCCGGAGTGCCGTGACTTGCATAACTCGTATCTGTAACTTTACTCATGTCTCATCCAGTAGTTGTCCACTACCCTCGTCCAGTAGTGCGTTGCCGCTTTCATCCTGCAACACGTTCGCGCCAACACCCCCGGCATTCCCGATCGCAACGATACTCGTCGAGTTGTCTCGAACCAATCCATAGTTTGCACCGAACGAGTCTTGGATCAACGATGGCATGATTACTGCACCCCATCAATCCGATTGTTTCCATCTCGGATCACTTTTCGAGGGCGATTCGCCGCGGCAATCATATCCTCGTGCTTTTTCATGTCAATTTGCTGCTTCTGTTGATCCATTTCGTACTGACTTTGCATCTGTTGCGCCTGCATTTCCGCTTGCAGTTGGGCGATTTGCAACTGAGTTTTCGCCTGTAGTTCGGCTTTGTAGCGTTCCAACTGCATCTGAGCGGCAATCTTTTCCTTCTCAATTGCAACGTCGTTTTGCGACCGAAGCTGCTCTTGTTGCCACTGCTGATCGGCTTGGCGCTGGTCGATTACGGCCTGTGCCTGGAACTTCTGCATGTCCAGTTGCGAAGCCTTGTCTGCCTCTTGCTGCTTGATTACAGATTCCGCCTGGAACTTCTGCTGATCGGCTTGCAGCTCCATCTGTTTCAGCGCAATCTTTGGATCTGGCGGCGGTTGCATGGGCTTGTCGCCGGGGTCAGTCCAAAATTCCTCCGGCGACTTGAATCCGGCGTTCTGCGTCAGTTTGGTCAAGGCGTTAAAGATGTTCTTCGGGGTCGCCACGCCGATCTGAATCGCTTCTTTCTGCGCCTGTAGGATGGTCATCAGGTGCATTAACTGCTGATCCTTGTTGCCGGTCCCAAGACCGACTGTGACGGTCATATCCTTGCGCTCTTTCCACTCACGAGGATCGACAGTCACCCATTCCTTGCGGATTCGGATGATGTCCGGGCGCGTGTTGTACTTCCTGACCAAGCGATGCACCAGTACAAACAATTCCTTAACGCCAGTGTTCGCAAACGTCCGCGCAACCAGGTCAATGCGCTTCTGGCTGTTGTTCTCGATCAAACGCGCGCCTGTTGCTGTCTTGTTCAGGCTGTCCGCGTCTAGGCCCTGATCGTATGCCGTGATCCCTGTGCGCCTTGAGTTCGCGCTGTCCATGTACTCGATAAGGGAGAACGAGGATTGTGGGAATGTCGGCGTGATCAAAGGCATGATGTTGCCGGCAGGGTCTCCAGTCACACGAACCACCCCACCCGGGCGCGAGGTCAGCATGTCAGCCAGATTCACCCGGTCTGAGATCCCGAACCGCGGCTGATTGGCAAGATACTGAGCATCGAACATGCCTCGCAGTAACGTGGATTTCTGCAACTGGATATCCATCGTCAGATCGGCATAGCTCATCCCGATATGCCGATGCGGCATGATATGCGGCGTGATGCACGCAAACGGGATTATCTCGGCATCTTCGCGATGCACGATTTGATTGCCGATGATTACCAAGCGCAGCAGTTCGCCGCTGACCTTGATATACGTATCCTTCACCAGATACTGTTCGATCTGGCTGTATTCTTCGTTCTCGCTGTAAAGGTTTCGCGACAGCGACTCTTCCCACTGTGCCGAGTCATTGCCAGTTACCGCGTTCTCCGGGAGATCCCATCCCTGTTCCTTGATTTCTTCCTCGAACATCAGGGCGCGGTGCTGAACGAATGAAGAGCCTTGCAGGGATACGGTCTTTGTGTCGACACCGACGAGGATGTCTTCAGGCGCTACGTTGTCGATCTTGATGCATCCCTTCGTCTCCGTAATCGTGATCTTTACGTCGTGAAGCATGGGAGGCGGGGTAAAGGGAATCCCGTCCTGCATCATTTGTGGCTGGAACAGAGGATCTGGATACGCGGTATGCTCCTGCACCTCGATACGCTCATCCTGCATCAGCAGCGTAAGCTGATCGTCAGTCAGGCCTTGATAGCTTTCAGTCTCGGTCTCGTCTTCCTCTTCCCACCACACCTTTACATAGCCGTTTTTGCTAAGCAGTGCATCCTTGAACCAGGTATAGAAGACAGAGAAGCCGTCATTCTTCTCCATCGTGTAGTAATTGACTGCCGCGGTTTCCTGTTCCGCCGCGTCCTCGTCTTCCGGACCACGAGGCTCGAACTTGACGACCTCGTCGCCGGCAACGAAGACTTTTAGCAGTTGTGGTAGCGCTGCCTCGACGCAGTCGAGAACATCCCGGCTGATAACCTGGGAACGGCCATCTAACTCGTTGCCGAATGGCTCACCGTTGTAATATTGGAACGCCTGGGCGCGATCTTCGGCCAGTTTGGCATCGTTGATGCCATAGGAAGAGGATTCTCGTGCCTCAACCTCTCGGATTAACTCTTCGTCGGTAAGTCTTGGCATTCCGGCGCCCTCTCGGCGTTAGGATTTTTGCGAGTGTATGCCCGTTTTGGCTTGATGGCAATAGGTTCAGGCACGTTCTTCGCTTCTAGAGCGTTGATCCTTGCTTCAATGGCCCTGATTGCCCGGATTATCTGCTGAGGGTTCATACTATCCCGTGTTTTGGGTAATTGATCGGCTTGTCCTGTTTGTTCGGGATCTCGTAGGCAACGCACATTAGCCCGAAAGCGTCGGCGCCATGACTTGACCAATCGTGTTCCGGCCCTAGCCCGATCCCCCGTACATCGTCTTTCTTCTCATGATACCAGCCAAGCGCCGCGCGGCCGCCTTCGGTGCTTTCCTCATCGAACCATATCGCCGGGAACATCCTTCTGCCAGCTTCCACGCGCATCTTTGCCGCGCCCTTGCCCTGATTTGGGATCACCACCACGGTGTAACCTGCCTTCCTGAATGCGGACTCGAACGAGACATCAAATACCCGGTCGTTGGTTTCGCCATCGTGCGGCAGATAGATGTCCGCCCGGTCAGGCGTGTATCCCTTGGAGTGCAGGAAGGCTATATGGGTCGCCAATGGCTGTCCCTGCGCCTCGTAGTAGTCGCGAGTCCTGATCTCACGCCCGATGAACTGAGCCGGCCACATGGCGAATGCGTCGGCTTTTGCGCCAGTGCCCCCGATATCGCAGAACACCCTGACGCGCATCAGGGGATCGAACGGGACTCGCCCTATCCTGTTCTCACCCTTGGCGGCATTCAGGCTCTTGGCGTAGTACGCGCCTGCTATTACCGCAACGTAACCGCCTTCCCAGATATGGTCGTATTGGTCCGGATGCATTCGTAGGCAGTCAAGGCGTTCCTGTTCAAGTTCCTTAGTGAACCACGGATTGTCCCGCCAGTTGGCCCGCACCACGACAGCGCCTGTCGGCTTTTCTTCGCCGCGGAACATCTGATCAACAGGATCCAGCTTTCGCCTCGGGTTCCAACTCCACCACATTTGCGAGCCGGCTGCTCGCATCGTTGGGCGATAGAGGTTGATTGAGTTCTGAGTCGCGCCCTGGGCTTCTTCCCACCATCCGCGCTTGAATCCTTCCAATGACTTGATTGAGTCGGCAGTGTAGTCATTCATCCCTTTGAAGATGATGATTCCGTCGCCAGGCGTTGATATCTGTTCGCGGAATACCCGGAAGCCGCCAGCCTCAGATAGCCCCATTGTTCCTAGTTTTGCTTCGATCAAGGCCTTCGACGATTGCGCCAGATCCTTCTGTATCTCTCGGATGCAGACAGACCGAAGGCCCTCGCCGCCTGACTCTCCAGGCTCAGCGAGACTGTCTTCAATGAGCATTTCGGCGAAGAAGTGGCTTTTCCCGCTTCCGCGCCCACCAAATGCCGCCTTGTCTCTTGCCGGAGCAAGCAGCGGCTCGAATACATCAGCGGTCTTTATTGTCAGAACGGACAATGGCGCGTTCGATACGGCTTATGAGATGGATTGGGTTTTCCTCGTCGCCAAGGATTACTTGCGCTGGCTTGCCGTCAATACGATCTCCAAGCTCTTTCAGGGCGCCCAAGTCTCCGCTCTCGCAACTGATGAGCAACTTCTCTGCAAGGGTCTCAAGGGCCGCTAGCCTGTCTCCAGCACCCCTTGCATCAAGGGCGCGTTCGATGGCTGCTCGCCATTGCTTTGCCTTTGCGGCGTTCTGGTTTCCTATGGGAGCTCCAGCCATAATTATCTCAATATAACGGTTTGATTATTTACTGCTCCGTCTGTGCGTTCCATGCAAGAATCGCGCCATCTTCTGAGTCTGCGCTTGGCCCGATCTTTCCGCATTTCTGGCAACGCACGAATGTTTCTTGCTTGCCCGGTATTGGGCTCCACCAATCCACGAATGGATCGCCGCCGCACTTACAGAGGATTAGATTTTGGTCCATGAGCGCAGGTTTCACATGCAGTTCCATGAACATCTCCGGTAAGATGGGCTTTTCTGAGGTCTTGGGCGACTTGGCTATTCCATGCTTCCATGAAGGTCATTTCATGCAGATTTCCTGCCCGCCAGTCGTGATGGACATCGAAACAGCAGAGGCTTACATCGCCCCCGGCTGTAACGTGGCCTTCCTTGAACACAGCCCAGCATGGAAGCGTTTTCCGCATCCGGTCATAGCGCCCTGGGTTCCCGCGGACAATGACTTTCGTCTCTACCTGCCCGCCGAAACTGTATTGAGGCAGCCAATAGTGCTCATCGACGTAATCAATGATTTTGGCAACTGACTTCTCCATTGCCTTCATTTGCCAGCCGTCGAACACAATGGACGAGGCGTAGATTCCGCATTTATAGCCGTTCTCGTCGCGGAGTTTTCTGGCGCCCTTGATGTTCTCTACCAGCAAGTCATAGACTTTTTCCTTGACCCCGGCCACCGTCGCGATCTGGATTGAGTCCGCGTAGTTGAAGCTGAACTTCAGCGAGTCAAGGCCTGCCTCCATGAGTGGTTTAAGGCGCTTGGGGTTTGCCAACGCCCCGTTCGTTGTGCAGAAAACGTATTCAACGCCGGCTGCCTTGCAGTATTTGATCGCCGCTTCTAGGTTTTTCGCCATCATCGGTTCGCCGATGTAGAAGAGGCCGATTTCCTCGACTCCGTTCTCAACCAATTCATCAATCAGCTTGGTAAACATGTCCCAAGCCATAACCGGCTGTACCTGCTGTTCTGAATTCACGCAAAACGAACAGGCAAAATTGCAGTGGTCGTCTAGGCTGATCTTCACCGATTTAGGGCAGGGAAGAATTTCCTTCCGCCATTCGTCGGATACTTCCGTGGTCTTGTCGATTCGGGCAGAGATCATTGGCTGTTAAGCAAAAAAACGCCCGCGAGGAAACCTCTAGCGGGCTAAACGGGCTTCGGCCCGAGGGAGGAAAGTGCATAGCGAATTATCCTTGTTTTTCGGTACGTGTCAAGACCGCCCGTAGATGGCTTCTAGCGTCCTGTTTAGCGCCTCAAGCTCGTCCGCTTTGCGCAATTTCCAGCGCTCTCTGGTGCCGTGAATACCGTGCGTCCCAGTATGGCACGGCTCGCAGACCGGGATAACTGTCCAATCCCCGCTCTTGCGCCCGGGCGTGCGGCCTTCGAGGATGTGGTGAAGGTGCGCGAACGGCTCGCCGCAGACACAGCACCCGGCCTGCTGGCCGTAGTCGGCTACTCGCTGCATGTGGCGCTTGCCGGCTGCGCTCACAGCCGATCCGTCCTCGTTCTTTGCCCGGTAGCCCGCCCCTGCGACAACAGGATAACCAGCGTCTCGGCGTGGATGCGGTCGAGCTCCGCGTTGATCTTCCTTGCCAGCGCGTCCAGTTGGTTGCGGATTTCGTTGCTCATGCTGCGTCCTCCTGATAAACCACCACCCCGCGCTCTGCCGCGGTCGCCTGCAGGAATTCCAACCAGTCCGAAAACTCCCGCTTGCCGAATTGGCTTGTCCGCGCCCCGAGCAGAACCATGCCGCCGTCTAGCCCAGGTGCGATCCTTGCAACATCCTGCCGAAATGCCGAAGTCAGAATGTCTTTCCACTCGTCCGCGGTCAGCTTGCAGGC